GCTAAGTATGGGGAGGAAGAATGCTTCACAGCATTCAGGGGTTTGAGATGATGAGGGGTTTGCCCCCACTCAACTCGGCTACACTAGCGCGGGACAGAGACCAAGGTAGAAATCATTTCATACCACTCTGTCGCATCCGCAACTCGTATAACCTTTTGCTCCTTAGGGAGCTCAGGCTCTGAATAAGGACTAGCAGGATTCACAGCTAGCCGTTTCTTTGCCAAACGGTAGATCGGATTTTGTCTCTCGACACCGATTTTCCCGTCCCGTATAGTTCCATGCAGAAAGCTTAGGAAAGCACCATGGGCATTAAGAGCAATTATTGGTTGGTATACCAACTTTTTGCTTACTTGCCCACCACGGTGACTAACAACCCGATACTTACGACCCTTAAAAGGAGCAAGGTACCACGATCCGACCCTTACGTTTTTGGGTGACGGCCTGTAAGGCCTATAGCCACCTTGTAAGTTAGGAGTTCGCAGTCCAGCTTCAGTATTCTCCCAGAGAGGCACACGGTTAACGTGCTTCAGGGTTGATATAAGGGACTCATAGAGATTGGGAAGAAATATACCAGTTTTAGAGGTATATTCAACAATCCTATTGCATGCAACATAGATGTCTTGCGGTGTGGCTAACTTTTTCAAAAAGATAGGGCGTACATTTTTGCCCTTGAAATAGTCGCTCCCGCAAGATTCACGGAATGGACCTGAGTTAAAGGTCTTGTCTGCATTGATTTTAAAACCTAACAGGCGTAACAAGCGCCAAAGGTACCCTGTAGCGTTTGAGTCAGTGATGATATCATCACCAAAGACACCAAAGTTACCTGGTTTGGCTGGCCTTCGTCTATTCCTGACGAGGGGTACTCCAGCAATCGAGTATGCAGCAGATACACAGCATGAGAAAATCATGGTCTCTAGAGGGAATGTAAAACCATTTCCCATAGTAGAGATCATTCTCAGCTCTTGCATTTCACCGTCAACGTCGACATAGCTACAGGCTGTCTGGTACAGATAATCCACAAACCATTTCGGAAAGTGGCTGTCCAGCATTTGCCGCGCTATAGTGTCAGAAGCGGATGATAGGTCAGTGGTGCCAAAATATCCATTTCGGCTACCATACCTTGCAAGTTCCCGGTTAAACTCTGGTTGATCAGCTAGGGAAATATTAAAAACCTCCCTAAGTCTTTCTTCCAGCGTCTTGCCTATTGCGAGCTGCCAAAACATGTTAAGCGGCGGCTCCTTGCAGGCTACCCGGTCTATATCATTCCTTTTACGGACCGTAAAGAGTTTGGACCCAGCAACAATGTGAGGTTTCCCATATTTCCAGCGACGAGCTTCTTCAGCACGGCGCCAGGTAGGGTTAGCCTCTACAGAGCGTTCCCACATTAATGCGAGTAAGCTAGACGTGCAACATAGTGGACTATCAAAGAGCTTCGTATAGAGGTCAGATAAGTCGGCTTGGCAGTTCGCCTTGCCTGTACTAACTGTGCCTTTTTGGAAGAGTTGATAGTAACTCTCAATCAGGGGAAACCCATTAGGATTCAGGAAGCTATGAACTTTGCTTCTGAATTCACCAATGAGCAATTCGTCAAGTGAGTCACTAGGATTACACTCATACCTCCCACACTCCTCATTTACATCGAGGAATTTGGCAATAGCGCGGTCGCGGGCCTTAGGATGGACATTCTCGACAAGTTTCGAGACTATGTTCTCCAGTAGCTGCTTCTTTGCAAAGCCGTGATAGGTACTTATATCATCATGGATCGATGACAAGTCTTGCTCAGCTGAGCTGATACATACATCAGCAGAAACGTGCATAACGTATTACCTCAAGTAATGGTTTGTCTAACTACCTATTATCATAAGCTCGCGATGAGCTCAATCAAATAAATAATTAGTTGACACAAGGAATGGTTCACGGTTAAAGAACACCGTTGAGACACATACCAGCGATTTCATCAGCCTGGTCGGCAACAAAGCCTATACCAGAAGATAACATCGCACGAAGGTTAGCTTCATCAGCTGTATCTGACCCAGCCGGAACATTGATTGTGAATTCAATCAGAGCCGGCTCACTGGGTTGATCAGCGAGCGGGAGCACACCCTTTCGTACCAAAACCTTGAAGCGGTTACGTGGCACGCTTTGGAGAGCACCTGTGACCGGATTAACCGATCCGAGCCTCTTAAAAGAGGCAGGTCTAAACACAGAGATGGTGAAAGGTTTGCTCACGGAGTGAGCATCTACACCGACTTGTGTACCTCCAATGGCCGTGACGGCCCATTGGACTCCATTCTGCGAAGGAGCAGTATCTTCTGACAGAGTATACGTCGGAGACGTGAAACCTGTCTGATCAGCGCCCGGCAACGGGCTAGTTGGATTTAACATAGGAATACCTACAGTCTATTTATGGCGAGAATTTAGAAGATTAGTGCCAACAGCGATAATATTGAGACCCTGTTTAAACCCTGGAATTGAGAACTCCAGGTCAGGTATAAAATTCTCAGTATATCGCGCTCGCTCTATCGTCTTCTTCTGCCACTGGGCTATTGATTGAGAGAAAGTTAGGTTAAAAGGGCCATACGAAGACTCGTAGAGTCTAAGTATGTTTTCTAGATCAGGCTCATTGAAGCGCCTATCTCTAAGACCCTTACGGACCACGGTTTGGTTAGACCAGGAAAGGCCTTTCCGTAACCAACAAGCTGCTTGCAGCATATCACCGATGTTAATAAAATAATCGGCGAGCCATGAGTATGGAATTATCTCATAGGCTGTTACAGGTAGTTCGGTCCAGTTTACGCCATAATAATCAAATTTCCTTGGCGTATTAACCAATTTAGCACTATATACACCACGGAAGATGCACACAACTGTTGTCGCATGCGTCTCCATGCCTTTAACACTGATGAACTGATTAGAGTACTTTAGCGGTGTAGATTCAGACACCTTAGCGGTTCCCGATGACCTAATATATTTACGGTCGATCAAGTCTCGCGAGGTTGCCTGGGTCACAGCTGCCGCACCCTGCTCAATGTCAGAGATTAGAGGCTGCCAGCCAAACACGGATTCCAGCCAAGAGTCAGTTACGATCTTGGTGGCCCGTTTAGCCCCGATGTGAGTTGAAAGCTTAACGCCTCGGAGTCGTTTCTGTACGACCCGACGGTGTTTCTTTACTTCTCGCGCCAGGGTGCTCGCTGGTCTGCGTAGCATATTGACTGATTCCCTTAGTTCTGCTAGGAAAGTCAGTCCCTCAAATGCCTTCTGCGTTTGCATTAGGTCATTAAGGAATGCTTCTTTCGCTCGGTTTATGGCGTGACCTGTTTGGTCGTCGTCAAGCAAGGGCGGATCTATATCAGAGAAATAACCTTCGGCTTGGTTCCATTTATCTCGCTTGCAATTATACTCAAGCAAGTAGGACCCAGGTTTTCCAGTTATTAAATCTTCATCCACGTGTAAGGTAGTTGTCGCATCTTGACCTGTAGCCAACAATTGTTTCCAGTTTGGTATGTTATCACCTAAAGTGACGACTGTCCCTTGCTGGTATGATTGAAGACGGGGGTAATAAGACGCGCTACCACAACTCTGACTAATCGAAAGATAGTCGTTAAAGGGTTGCCGGTAGAATTCCTTAACCTTACTCATCTTGAACCTCACGGGGTTACGGAGCCTAAGCTCCAGGAAGCCAGGACGG